GCCTTTTCTCGGCCCACGCGCTCACTACAGTCAGTCGGTCCTATTTTGATCGACGGATCTGCACAGTGCGTGACCCAAAGTGAAAAGTGGGGTTACGTTGAATGGATTCCAGACAAAGTAACCCTTCTCACTAGAGCTGATTTGCATAAGACCGCCATGAGAGCTATACTAGGATTAACGGTGGATTTTAACACCGCCTGGCAAGCTATCCCATGGTCGTGGTTAGTTGATTGGTGTAGCAATGTAGGTAACGTCCTAATTGCTAACCGCAACATCGTTGGTGCTCATCATGGGCCAGTTCAGCTCATGACTCACACCATAACCACGTCACGTTACGAGTATGTTTCTGCGAATGCAAAGAAATTTTGCACACCCGCAGTTACCATACACGAGACGAAAGATCGTGTTGCAATAGCTAACGTTTCTGTTACCGCCCAGCTGCCAATACTTTCGTGGAGGCAGTTGTCGATTCTCGGTTCAATTGGTGTGACTCATCGATTACCGAGGTCACACTAATAAACCGAGGAGTTAAGTCATGTTCGCTGATACGCTTACGATTACCATCAATTCGGTCGCCAAGGTTCTCACTCGTGTGAACCAAGACGGCTACTCATCTGAGTATCTCCTTCGGGAGACGACTGGTGAATTTCGTCTGAAGATACGCAATAGTACCTACACTGATAAAGCCAGGAACGTTGTGGTTAATCGCCACAACACCGAGCTGACTCAGACGGTCTATGCAGTAGCTCCAGCCACTGTCAATACCGTTCGCAAGTTCTATGCAGTTCTTGAGAACGATTCGACTAGCCTCGTCGTTGACGATGCTAAATTTGGTGCTGGTGCTGTTGCTTTCCTTACGGAAGCAAACCTCACCAAGCAACTAAATTGGGAATCTTAATCCCGTCGGTTTTGACGTGGAGCATTGGCGGCTAAGACTACCATCATCCGAAAGGACTCTGGTATGAAAAGCTTAGCTAATGACTTACTCAAGGTAGCATGTGGTATCCTTTCGGATTACCTCATGGCATACCCTATCGACGCGGGGGATGTTGGTCGCGATAAAAAGCGGCTCACCCTCCTTGTTAAAGAGAGAGGTCTAGGTGTTTTCACCCTAGATCTCCCGGCCCTCGATGAGGCCCTTTTACAGGGTCTCGAGAGCAGCCGTCTTATGGTTCAAGGAGCTCTAAGCAAAAGAGCTTCTCGTTCCATCCAAGTGCCCAGATTATTCCGGGGACTTTGGTTACGGATCTTTAACGTCGATGGCAATCTGAGTGAGTGCCCCGACACTACCGCTATTGCCTTTCTTCGTCAGCTTTGCTGCCTTGGAAAGAAAATAGAGGTGGAATGCTCCAAGAAACGTCGAGATGACGCAATCAAGGAGTTTTTCCATGTCGAAAGAGAACTTAGATCCCCAACCCTCGGGTGGGGATCAGACGTCCTCTGCCAAGAAGGCGATCTATCTCGCATTAGCTTTCAAGACTATTGCGGTGATAGCAGCCCTCTTCTACCGGAACTCGATCTGCAAAGACCGATAGAAGGTAGTCCTAGTAAAAATACTAGGAGGTTACTCCAAAGACTTCAGCAGAACGCTGATTTCTTTGCCAAAGCCATTGGTAAATATGATCCATATGAGTTCTCTAATGAGCTCAATAGATCTGACAATGGCTTGGGACTCAGACATGGTCCTGGTGCTGTTGCAGATCAACCTAAGAAAGGATATAAATATGACTTTCCAAGTTGGCCTGCTAAGCTCGGCAGGTGTTTTAGGTTTGAATCATTTGGGTTGGGAATTGCTGATGTCATTGGAGGAGAAGAATTATCTCCTCAATATAACATCATATTCCCGCCTAGTGATTCAGACACCTGCAAGGAAACAATCCTGGCTCTTGTTGATGGCTCTAAGGCAAGTAGTGAGCATCCATGCAAACATGGAAACTCGCTATCCTTGGGGTCGCCAGTACCTTCTACCAGTGGAGATTCTATCTTCTCTGGATGGTTGGTACCATCAAGAACTGAACCTCCTGCTAGGCTCCTCGCAGTTCCAAAAACTGCTAAAGGACCCCGTCTCATTGCCGCAGAACCAACTGCACACCAATGGTGTCAGCAGCTGACGAAGCGGTTCCTGAGTGAGAGAATCAAGGGACTCTTTGCAGATAATTTTATCTGCTTCGAGAATCAAGATCTCTCCAGGAGGCTTGTTTCCAAAGCTTCCCGCGATAAGTCTCTCGCTACAGTGGATCTCTCCTCTGCTAGTGATAGACTTTCCTGTTGGGTTGTGGAGCGTGCGTTCCGAAAGAATATTTCGGTTCTTACTGCTCTACATGCCCATCGGACGCGCTGGCTTGTGACGGATAAAACCATATCCGATACAAGAGAATTTCTTATATTAAAGAAATTCGCCAGTCAGGGAACAGCGGTGACTTTTCCTGTGCAGACGATCATCTTTTTCCTTGTAGCAATTACAGCCTCTGGCTTTCTTGCTACTTCAGAAGAGGACTTCATCTGCAACAATAGAATTTGCAACTCTATTGGCAGGTTCCGTCACAAGGTCCGCGTGTATGGTGACGATATTATCGTCCCTACAAACGGGTATGACTCTCTATGCGAATTGCTCACTGTTTTAGGCCTAAAGGTGAATAAGAGTAAATCTTTTACTCGAGGTCACTTCAGGGAATCCTGTGGCAGTGATTGCTTCTTGGGTGACGATGTCACTCCTTCGAAGCCAAAACGCATTAGAGCTACCGGACCACAATCGCGACAGGCGTTAGTCGACTACACCAATGAGCTCTTTAAAAAGGGCTTCTGGCATGCCGCTCTTACGCTTGAATCGACTCTTCCTCGGTGGGTTATTTCTAACACACCGATTCTGGGCCGTGATTGTGGTGGGACTGGCAGGTTCTCATTTTGCGGTGTAGATCTTACACACCTCCGA